CCGTCGCTGTAATCGACGATGCGGATGTAGTACTGACCGATCTCGGCTTTGCCGGGACCGTTATATCCCTCCACCAATTGGTACTCCCAACCATCATTACTATCTTCAGAATTAAGTTTGTTGACGATGTTTTGCGCCTTAGACTTCGAGAACAAAGTTTTCTTTTCTTCACTGATTAACATAGTTGTCATTATTGCCTCCTAGTTATCGCATTTCCGCTTCGGGAAGATTGTGCCGTGTGCGGTATTTTGATTCATTGAACAAACGGTGCGCCGACCGTTCAGTTGATTTGAAAGTACGGTCATGCCCATGCCCAACTCCTATGAGCGCATGACACAGTTCGTGGATAATTACGTGGAGTGCATCAGTCAGTTCCGTCCCTAGTGTCAGGTGAACGTGCGATGAACTGGCACGACCAGATGATCCCCAGTTGTTTCGCCTCCATATTGTGTAAGGAACAGCATGGAGAAATGGGATAGTGGCAACTCCGGGTGGAACTATCTCGAACGTATGACGTTGCATCATCTTGGCAATCTTTTTGATGTGCTTCTCGATTTCGTGTCCTTCAATAAGATGCGGATCCTTGACGCGTGGTTGGCTCTTTCGGGCGACTTCATGCGGTTCACCGTTCTTGACAGAGGTAATTTTCCAACGCAACCGATCTACTGCGTCCGGCATATAGATGGAAGTCGTACCTGATGACAGTGCCCAATCCAGTGCTTCGAGTTCAGCGTCGTTTCGAACTTCAATGCGTGACTTGTGCCGGTTAATGAAATCGCCGACGACAGGATCCTCCGCCATCGGGTCATCACCGCGTTCTCGAGCATCGCAAACATCATTGTAAAGTCCGTCCTCGCACCCCTCTAGTTCGTTGACGAATTTTGAGGTGCACCGAAACTTCACCGGATACTCGATGGGCTTGCCTTGTAATTTTGTGAGGATGGTTGTCATGTCAGTCATCCCACCTGTAGCCTTCAATACCAATGTGGCCGAGGTAGGCTTCCCAACCCTGTGAGCGAGCAGTCCAAAGACAGCAACCGCTGTTCATCCAGTAGTACCCATCAGGACCGTGGAATTCGATATGGGTTCCAGATTTCCATGCCCATGCGTTTTTACGCTCTTGAACTGGAACGTGTTTACGAACTTCGATCATCGTTTCAGTTAAACGGGAGCGGCAGAATGAAGTGCAGTACATTTCCGACCTCATTTCAGTTTCTCCATTTGACAGGAGTTTCGCCGCGTCTTTTTAATTCATCGTTAAGGCATTTCCATTCGATCCGGTCATCGGTGTCGAGGATCAAACCCTGGAATTGATTTAGTTCCTTGCGGATTTCATCGTTGGTCATCGGGATGCGATACCCAAGAACGTATGCGACTGTTGTAAAGGTTGGGTTTTGGTTTTCAGTTGTCATTTCAGTATCTCCAGTTTTGGTTTCCGTCATATATGTCGTTTGACATGACTAATTATAAACCAGTTTATAGAAGGAGTATAGCAAATAATGGATACATTATGTATAAGAATCAATCACTTAGAACTATTTTGACCATAAATCGGCAGGGATTTGTGCTTTTTGCCCCAATAGGTGAAAATCAGGCAATCTTTTCATCCTCCTAGTAGTCATTAGGCGCGGCGCTCTGTCGCGCTTTTTTTTATTGTTTTGGGTCGGAAGGATATTGACCCAACTCGATGTAACGAAAACGTTGCTTTGGCTAGCCGATATAACAAAAACGTTGCTTTGGCTAGCCAATAATCATAATGGGTCAGAAGGATATTGACCCAACTGTGGTGACTATTAGGGGGTACTCACCACACCCCTTGATACCGCCATGAGGCTTATCCAAAGTATAAAAAGGTATATAATTCCCTTATGGAAAAAATTATTAAGAAAGCAGTTGAAATTGCTGGCAGTCAATCAAGCCTTGCCAAGCAGATAGGTGTTTCACAACCCCGCGTGTGGAACTGGATAAACAACGCATCAGCAATCCCTGCAGAATATGTTTTGCCGATAGAAAAAGTAACTGGTATCAGCAGGCACGAATTGCGTCCTGATATTTACCCAATGGACGAAACAATATGAGCCTGAAACGTATTGCGGCGGCGATCGAATGTGATATGCCATCAAGTGAAAAATTGATATTAATTTTATTAGCAAACAACGCAAAAGATGAGGACGGCACTTGTTTCCCTTCTCAAAAGTACCTGGCTAAAAAGTCCGGATACGCAAGGGGCACTGTTAACGGGATTATTAAACGATTAAAAGAATCAGGCTTTATTGAGATCGTTCATCAGTATCGTGATGACGGGGGATTAAGGGCGAACAGTTACACTGTATTTCCTGATTATCCATTTTGTGTCGGAAGCGCTATATCATGTCACCCATCTTTACGGGGGGTAGTGCTACAAGATGACAGGGGGATGTCATCTACAGTTACAGCAATAAACAATTATAAGGAACCAATTATAAGTAAACAGGGAGTATCGAATGGAAAAGGTCGGAAACCTTCTGCGGCAGAACGAGCACTCGCGGCAGAACAAAGAATTAACGAAACAGTTACCAAGTAAAACCATTGCGCGGGTCTGGACTCGCATGTCAGAGGTTTATGGGCATAAATGGGTCAGTCAGTATGGGGAATCGACTGATGAGAAAGGTAATTTGACGTCAGCGGCTAATACTTGGGCTGAAGGATTATCCCTCCTGAGTTTGGAGGCCATCAGCAAGGGATTCTCAAGGATGGTCAATGCAGGGGATCCTTGGCCTCCCAGTTTGCCGGAGTTTATTCAAATGTGCAGGGCTGATAAACTTGCAGCACCGTTTCACAGGTTAGCCCCACCAATGACAGAACGACCTGATCCACAACAATTGAAGCACTGGGCTAAACAACTACGCAATTTATCGCGTGGTTAACTCCAATCGGAAAGGTAAAGTGGGCGAGCGCGAAGTTGCTACCATTTTGCGTGATGAGTTAGGAATTGCAGTCCACAGGAATTGGGCAGAACAAGCGGCGCAAGGTGGAGTAGATCTGATTGGTGTGCCGTTTTGGGCTATCGAAATCAAACGTGCGAAGAAATACCTGTCTGATTGGTGGACTCAAGCGGCAAGTCAAGCACGGATGACTGGTGATAAGCCTGTACTGATTTACAAATTAGATCGTAAGCAATGGAAGGCGCAAATCTGTTACTGTGCGCTTGCTCCTGACAGCCATTTACACTTCAAATTAGAGATGGATTTACCGGATTGGTGTTCCATCGTTAGGGAAGATTTATGTTTGGGAAAAGATGCCCCGCCTGTCATCAGTTTAAGCACATAAAGGAATACGGCAAACCCGGTCCGCCCGGAAAAGCACCTTTGTGCAAAACCTGTGCAGAAAAGAAAGAAAGGGAGAATGGCAAATTTCGTAAACCTGGAGGCAGTTAATGCGGAAACAGGATCGTATTGCTCGATTTGGGAAACTGGTTGAATATGGTTGTATAGCGTGTTGGGCTGAAGGGTACGGACCGACCCCGCCTGAGATTCATCACATCCGAGAAGGGTATGGCATGGGGCAACGTGCGCCCGACGAGGAGACTATCCCGCTTTGCCCACAGCATCATCGCTACGGCAAAGGTAGATACCCTGGAATTCACAGCGACCCGAAAGCGTTCAAGAAACGTTATGGAACAGAAACGAAACTCTTGGAGGACGTGAATTTGGAATTATGAAAATAATGAACATTCTTTCTTTAGGGGCGGGTGTCCAATCTACTACGATGGCGTTTATGGCAGCTAAAGGGGAATTAACCCCAATGCCTGATTGTGCGATCTTTGCTGATACTGGTGCAGAACCTAAACACGTTTATGACCAGTTGAACAGAATACAAGAGATAGTACCGTTTCAAGTTTATACGGTAATGCAAAAAGATGGGTTAGAGCAAGGAATAAATGGGTCTTTTACTGGTAATCGGTTTGCAAGTGTGCCCTTTTTTACAGAATCTACAGGTGGGGGGGGTATGTTGCGCCGGCAATGCACAAGGGAATATAAAATACAACCAATTCAGCTAAAAATTCGTGAGCTTATGGGGTTAAAGAAAGGTCAGCGTGGGCCGAAAGATGTTTCTGTAAGGCAATGGATAGGTATTTCAATGGATGAATCGCATCGAATGAAACCAAATCATGTTGGATGGATTGAGAATATTTGGCCTTTAGTTGATAAGCGTATGCACCGATATCATTGTCTTCAATGGATGGAAAAGAATGGTTATGAATTGCCAAAGAAATCTGCTTGTTATTTTTGCCCCTACCATGATGACAAAACTTGGATTGATATGAAGAAGAATGATCCAGATTCGTGGGAAAAAGCTATTGAGATGGATAGTCGCATTAGAACTGGTGTAAGGGGAACAAAAGAAAAACTTTATCTACATAATTCAATGAAACCTATAGATGAGGTGGATTTTGATCCAAACAAGGATCAAGTGGATATGTTCGGGAATGAATGTGAGGGTATGTGTGGCGTATGAACGTCGAACAAGTCAACATTGATTCGGTCATTCCCTATGCCAGAAACCCGCGCAAGAATGATGCCGCGGTCGATAAAGTTGTGGCAAGCCTAAAAGAATTCGGATGGCAACAGCCTATTGTTGTGGATAAAGAATTGGTGGTGGTAGCGGGGCATACTCGTTTACTGGCGGCGAAGCAGTTAGGAATGGGGCAAGTGCCTATCCACGTTGCAAAGGATCTTACTCCAGAACAGGCGAAGGCATATCGTTTAGCGGATAACAGAACAGCAGAGGAGGCCGCTTGGGATATGGAGTTGCTTGGCCTAGAGATTAGGGAATTAGATGACCTCGACTTTGATTTAGATTTGACAGGATTCAACAATCTCGAGTTGTCGAACCTTCTTATAGACCCCGACTTAGGGGAAACGGATGAGGACGCAATACCCGAGCCGCCAGAGGAACCGATCAGTAAGTTAGGACACCTTTGGATATTGGGTGAACACCGCCTGTTATGTGGTGATGCAACTAACATCGAGGACGTTGAGCGTTTGATGGATGGGCAACAGGCCGACATGTGGCTTACTGACCCACCATACAACATTGCTTACGAAGGTGGTTCCAAAAAACGTAAGGCTATCGATAACGATTCGATGGAGGCTGATGAATTTCGTCAGTTTCTGCGGGACTGCTACGGCAGTGCTGATCAATATATGCGTGCGGGTGCTGTATTTTACATTTGGCATGCGGACTCGGAGGGATACAACTTCCGCGGTGCTGCTATCGACCTAGGTTGGAATGTAAGACAGACTCTAATTTGGAATAAGAACAACTCTGGTTTTGGTCGCTCAGATTTTCACTGGAAACATGAGCCTTGTCTATATGGTTGGAAGGAAGGGGCTGCTCATACATGGACAAATGATCGAAAGCAAACGACTGTTTTGGATTTTGATCGTCCATCTCGGTCAGAAGTGCACCCAACAATGAAGCCTGTAGATTTGATCGAATACTGCATAGGCAACAACACTAAGAACGGTGACGTTGTTCTCGATTCCTTCGGTGGATCAGGTACGACCCTCATTGCTTGCCAGAAGAACGGACGTAAGGCGCGGTTAATGGAACTAGACCCCAGGTACTGCGATGTTATTATGGAACGTTGGGAGCAGTACTCAGGCAAACAGGCAACACTAGAGAAGCGTGAGGCAGCTTAATTATGCGCCATGAATGAGACTAAAAACAAAGTAGGCAGACCAAAATCCGAAATAGATATTGCTATGGTCGAGAAGTTGGCAGGGATAGACTGCACCGAGCCTGAGATAGCGGCTGTGTTGGGGGTACACTATGCAACTTGGAAGCGGCACAAGAAGGCGGATCCTCTATTAGCCGAGGCAGTAATACGGGGGCGCGAGGTGGGCAAGATGTCACTTCGCAGACTGCAATGGGAAACAGCACTAGGCGGGAATCCCGCAATGCAGATCTGGCTAGGCAAACAACGCCTCGGTCAATCAGACAAGCAACAGATCGAACAACATCAAGTGGAGCAATTAGTCATTGTCACGGATAGAACTGACAAGCGCGCAAACGGCGGTATTCACGAATCAAGCGAGGTTTCGGGTACTGGTAGCGGGGAGGAGATTCGGGAAGACATTCCTCGCACTCACTGAATTACTCCATGCGGCAATCAGCAAGCCTGGACAAACGTGTTGGTATGTTGCCCCGACGTACAGGCAAGCCAAACAGATAGCGTGGAAAGACCTCAAGCGAATGACCCCACCCTCTCAAGTTGTTGCCGCGCACGAAACCGATTTATCCATTGAATTCATAAACGGATCAGTTGCGTCATTGCGGGGCGCAGATAACTATGATGCCCTGCGTGGTGTTGGGTTGGATTTTCTAGTGATGGATGAGTTCGCCGATATGGCACCCGATGCGTGGTTTGAAGTGTTGCGCCCCATGTTAGCGGACAAGCAAGGTCATGCTCTATGGATCGGTACGCCCCGAGGCTTCAATCATTTCCATGACCTATATACATACACATTCGATACTGAGGGATGGCAGGGATGGCAATTCACGACAGCCCAGGGGGGCAGAGTAACCGCTGAGGAGATAACGTCTGCAAAGCGGGATATGGGTGAGCGGGAGTTCAAACAAGAATTCATGGCGACCTTTGAAGCATTGACAGGTCGGGTCTATCCTAATTTTTGCAGGACGGAATCAGTGTTGGAGGTTGAAGATACTGAAGGTGATTTACTGGTGGGGATGGATTTCAACGTTGACCCGATGACTGCCGTCTGTTGCGTTAAAGCAGGGGATCAATTACATATCCTCGACGAGATCATAATGAGCGATAGCAATACCGAATTGATGGCGAATGAATTGAAACAGAAATATCCCAATAGAACGATAACCGTATATCCTGATCCATCAGGTCGAGCACGCAAAACAAGCGCACCAGTTGGGCGTACAGACTTTGCTATACTGTCAAACGCAGGGTTCGAGGTTCGCGCACCTCGCGCCGCGCATGCTGTTGTGGATAGAATCAACACAGTGCAAGCCGCATTGAAGAACGCAGATGGTGACAGGCGAATTTATGCTCATCCAAGATGCAAGCATTTGGTAAAGGCACTTGATGGTCTTACCTACGTTGAAGGATCACACCAACCGGATAAGACTGGTGGGCTTGATCACATTACAGACGCATTGGGCTATCTAGTCATGGGGGAAATGCCGTTGCGTAATATTCTAAAAGAACGCCAACCACAGAGGTGGTCATAGATGGCAAACGAACAGATACCCAAGACAAGTGCAACGTATGATGCTTATGCGAAGCGGTGGCAGTTTTATCTGCGGTCATATTTAGGGGGGGAAGATTACCAGAACGGTAATTACTTGACTGCTTATAAATTGGAGTCATCAGAGGATTATGCTGAACGCAAAGTCCAGACGCCTCTCGATAACCAGTGCAAGAATGTCGTTCACATCTATTCGTCATTTCTGTGGCGTGCTTTACCTACAAGGGAATTCGGCGTTCTTGAAAACGATCCGGCATTGCAAGGGTATCTGGAAGATGCGGATTATGATGGGCGCAATCACAATGCCATCATGCGTGAGGCGACTGTATGGTCGAGTGTGTATGGGCATTGTTGGCTGATCCTTGACAAGCCGAGCATTACATCAACAACACGTGCGGATGAATTAGCCGCAGACATCAGACCCTACCTGACACTGGTTACTCCCGAAAATGTTTTTGATTGGGATTATGAGAGATCGGTAACAGGTAAGTATCGTCTTGTTTATTTGAAAGTCAGGGAGAGTGTCAAAGGTAACGAACGCATATTCCGTATCTGGACTCCTGAAGTAATAGAGTTGTGGAAGGTTGTCGGTGATCTTGCACCAGTGAAACTGGAAGATATGCCGAACCCGCTTGGGCTTATCCCTGCGGTGTGCGTGTATTCCCAACGGTCGTCCTTTCGCGGTGTGGGCATATCGGATATTGCTGATGTCGCGGATATACAGAGGGCTGTCTACAATGAACTCTCTGAAATAGAACAACTGATCCGTATATCCAATCACCCCTCATTAGCAAAAACGGAAGGCACGGATGCTAGTGCCGGAGCGGGTGCAATTATCCGCATGGCAGATGATCTTGATCCTGGCCTTAAGCCCTACCTTCTGCAACCATCGGGAGGGAACCTTGACGCAATTCGCGCAAGCATAGAGGACAAGATAAAGGCAGTAGATCGCGTAACGCATTTGGGTGCAGTACGTGCGACTGAAAAGGCGGCGAAGTCTGGCATTGCTTTACAGACCGAATTCCAGATGCTGAATTCCAAGTTATCAGAGAAGGCTGATCTGTTGGAATTGGCAGAGGAGCAACTGTGGAAATTGTGGGCAATGTGGCAGGGCAGGGAATGGGATGGCGTGATTGATTATGCTGATACGTTCGACCTGCGTGATTACGCTACTGACCTTGAATTCCTACAGATGGCACGGGCAACAGGGGTGCAATCAGCTACCTTCAAGACATCCATTGATAAACAGATTGCCGCTCTCGTTGTAGATGAGGATCATCTGGCACAGGCGTATGATGAAATTGAAGCAACACCGACCGTGCTTGGGCAATTCAATACTCAAGTCGAAGAAGCGGCTTAATTGGCAACAGCGGCTGAAATAACACGACTCGCCAATTCCCATGACGCATTAGTAGATGCGTTGGATGAAACACATGGGGCAAGGCTGTCCAAAATCCTTGATGAACTCGAGGAGAAGATCGTTCGTATTGTCAATGCTATGCCTGTCGCTGATGGCAAGTTGGCTGATGCGGCTTTAGCTATTAAGCAACGCCCCGCAATTCAAGAAGCAATCCGCAGTTTCCTCGACCGTTGCCTCTACCACTTGTTCATCAGCCATGATT